GATTACTAAAAAGGCGTCGCCATTACAAATAAATGCGGCGCTTGTTGAAGGTGCGGGAACGGTTGGGATGAGTGCAGGGTTTAATGATGTGTCTCCGCAATTTTCAGCTTTTTATTCAGAAGCAAAAGAAAAGCCCAAGGCTGAAGATTTAAATGAAAAAGGCGCAGGAAAAGAAAAAGAATCAGAAGAAAACACGGAAGTATAATGAGACGACCAATTACGCAAAAAGCAAAATCACCCCTAAAGCAAACAGATGAGGTAACTTTAGGAAAAACAACTACGGTTACATCTGCTGGTGAGGACATTACTACAGAAGTTTCTAAGCCTGGTAAAGTTATAGGAGGTGGTTATAGTGGCAAAAAGATGAGCAATGAAGCTTGGAAAGAATACTTAGCCAACGAAACGCCTGAGCAAAAAGCCAAGCGCCACGCCAGAGAAGTAAAAGATGGAGTTAGAGAAGCTGCAACAACAGAAACTATTGTAACAAAAGGCGAACCTGTAACAACAACCGAGAAAGAACAGTATACTCCACAAATACAAGATAAATACACTGCCATTACGCCTTGGGAAAACCGTTTTAATATGCGTACTGCGCGACAAAGCGAACGGTTCGCACGTAACGAGGCAAAACGCGATTTACGCCGTGATGCGAACGAAGCTTCAAGAAGAGCCCGGCGTGATGATGATATGAGCTTTATGGATTCTAAACGATTAAAGCGTGGAATCATGAAAGGTGATAATCTTAATAGCAAGCAGCAAAAATTATATGATGCTTCACGTGGGCAAACTGATGAAGCCAATACAATTTACAGCACAGACGCTCAGCAAAGTCAATTTGACAACGCCGCGGTGCGCGGCCAAGAATTTAAAGGTACCGCTAGAAATATAGAAACAAAAGACCTAAGTACAGATGAGGGCATAGCTGCAATTGAGCGTAACAAAGCACTAAATCCAGATATGAAGGTTGATGTAGCAACCAAAAAAGTAGAAACTAAAGACGTAGAATCTGGAGCTAAAATGCGTTATAAAAGCAACGTAGGTATTAAGCCTAGCAGTGCGTTGAAAAAAGGATACTTTAAAGGTAAATAGTATGGCATACGTACAAAACAACTCTCCTTTTAAAGCTAAAGGTGATGCACCAACTCGTAAAAAGTCAGAAAAAAACTATAACGAAGTTCGCTCTAAAACCGCAACAGGTGCTGCTGCCGGTGGCGGTATGACAAAAAAAGGTGTAGAAAGTTATAAAAGAAACAATCCAGGTAGTAAATTGCAGACAGCGGTAACCACTCCGCCTTCAAAGTTGAAGCCTGGTAGTAAAGCTGCAAAGCGTCGCAAAGCATTTTGTGCACGCTCTAAAAGCTGGACAAGTGAACGTGGTAGAGCAGCACGCCGTAGATGGAACTGCTAATTTTAAAATAAAACAATTAAATTAAATTAAATCAAATGGGAAAGAAGAAAGAAGCGGTTGCTAAGGCAATCACAGCAGACGAGCTAACTGAAGTACAAAAGTACGTTAATGCTCTACAGCAAATCCAAATGCAGATTGGTGGAACTGAAATGCAAAAAGCTGAGCTGATGGATAATGTTAAAGCATTACGCACAAAGCTAGCTGAAGTACAAGCTGATTTAGAAAAAACTTATGGAGACGTAAGTATCAACTTACAAGATGGAGCTATCACTCCTAACGATGCAAGTAATCCGCAAGATTAGTATCGGAAAGGACTATAAAAATGACGCCATGCACTATTCTGTTGGACAGGAAGTGTATGGCGGTCATACTATAGTTAACATATTAGAAGAGGAATCTAAGTACTCTATCTATATTCAAAAAGGAGATTTGGTTATGCCATGGAAAGACTTTAATAAGAACATGGCTGTATCTATCGAATATGATCTTAAGTGGTGATGCAAAGCATATACAACTTTATTATATCTCCGTATGCCAAAAGAACGACATCGGAAAAAGAAATAAATGGCGTAACTCTGTTACTTAATACAGAATTGCAAAACCATCTTTATACCAGCAGACACGGCGTTGTCAAAGCTGTACCCAAAATAAATGATTTAGGTTTACAACCTGGTGATGAAGTTATTGTTCACCATAATGTATTCAGAAGATTTAGAGATGTGCGTGGCGCTGAAAAAAACAGCCGCTCATATTATGAAGAAGACAAATACTTTGTGTACCCTGATCAGATCTACGCATTCAAACGTGAGGGCGAATGGAAACCTGTGAAGGGTTTTATATTTGTTAAGCCTATGCTAGATGAAAGAATGTTCTCCGAACATAACGAAATGCCTTTAGTAGGTAAAGTGAAATATGCTTACGAAGGTTTTGAAGACGGAGAGCTTATAGGTTTTACACCTGGTACAGAATACGAATTTAATATTGAGGGAGAGAAGGTTTACCGAGTTCCCCAGAATCGAATCACAATCAAGTATGGACACCAAACAAGCGAAAAAGAATATAATCCTAGCTGGTCGCAAAGCAGTTGAGGAACTTATAAAAGTCGCACAAGAACAAATCATTACCAATACGGAAGATGATGTTTCTGCTGACCGCTTAAAAAATGCCGCTGCTACTAAGAAGCTGGCCATTTTTGACGCGTTTGAAATACTTACTCGCATAGAAGAGGAAGAAAGAATACTTGAAAACAAACCAAAAGAAGAAAAAGAAAAGAAAACATTCTCAGGGTTTGCTGAAAAAAGATCTAGATAATGTACGAACAGACTCTAGTAAAAGAATCCGAGCACGTTAAGCTCACAACAATCAGCAGACTTAATAGATCCAAGTCTTGGAAATACGGCTATAACAAAGAACACGATATAGTTGTTATTAGTAAGAATGGACAGATAGGGCAAATACTAGAGATTCAAAACTTATGTATAGCATTGCCGCCAGAACCTAAAGGGTTAAAGAAGGGTGCAAACAAGTGGACTGTTTCAGACTACCCTAAGGAGCTTAAAAACAGTAAAAGCATATTCGATTGGCAAACCTATCCAGATGAGTTTAAAAGCAATTGGGAGGGCTATATTGATGAAGAATTCAACCGGCGTGATGGTGGTTATTGGTTTTATAACGAGGGGACTCCTACTTACATCACTGGGACTCATTACATGTACTTGCAGTGGAGTAAGATCGATGTTGGATACCCCGATTACAGAGAGGCAAACAGACTCTTCTATATATTTTGGGAAGCCTGTAAGGCAGATAACAGAAGCTATGGAATGTGCTATCTTAAAAACAGACGGAGCGGATTTTCGTTTATGGCCTCTGGAGAAACAGTTAACCTTGCAACCATTTCAAGTGATGCAAGATTCGGTATATTATCAAAAACCGGTTCGGATGCAAAGAAAATGTTTACCGATAAGGTTGTACCCATATCCGTTAACTACCCGTTTTTCTTCAAACCTATACAAGATGGTATGGATCGACCGAAAACTGAACTGGCATATAGGGTTCCTGCTTCTAAGCTAACCCGTAAATCAATTCAGGCAAAAGAAAAGCAAATAGAGCTTGAGGGTCTTGATACAACTATTGACTGGAAAAATACAGGAGATAACTCTTATGATGGTGAGAAGCTAAAGCTTTTAGTACATGATGAAAGCGGTAAATGGGAAAGGCCTGATAACATATTAAACAACTGGCGGGTTACAAAAACCACACTTCGTTTAGGGGCCAGAATTATAGGCAAGTGTTTAATGGGATCAACATCAAATTCATTAGAAAAAGGTGGTGAAAACTTTAAAAAATTATATGCGGATTCTGACGTATCTAAAAGAAACTCTAATGGTCAAACAAAATCAGGATTATATTCACTCTTTATACCAATGGAGTGGAACTACGAAGGGTTTATTGATCAGTACGGCCAACCAGTTTTTAATACACCTGAAAAAGAAGTATTAGATCCGTTTGGTGATACTATAGAACAAGGTGTTATAGATTATTGGGAAAATGAAGTTGAAGGTCTTAAACAGGACCAAGATGCTTTAAATGAATATTATCGTCAGTTTCCGCGCACAGAAGAGCACGCTTTTAGGGATGAAACAAAAAATAGCTTGTTTAATCTTGCAAAAATATACGAACAGATTGATTATAATGCAGATCTGCGTAATACTAATGTTGTAACTACTGGCAATTTTCAGTGGGTTAATGGTATAAAAGATACAAAAGTTGTGTTTATGCCAACGCCGCAAGGAAGATTTAAAGTATCTTGGATACCAGGTGCTAGTCTTCAGAATAGGCAAATTACAAAAAATGGTGTTAAATACCCGGGTAATGAGCACGTCGGCGCTTTTGGTTGCGATAGCTACGACATATCGGGAACTACCGATGGTAAGGGTTCAAAAGGGGCTTTACACGGGCTCACTAAGTTCACTATGGAAGATGCACCGCCAAGTACATTCTTCCTTGAATATATAGCTAGACCACAAACCGCTGAGATATTTTTTGAAGATGTGCTAATGGCATGTGTATTTTATGGCATGCCGATACTAGCAGAGAATAACAAACCCAGGTTGCTTTATCATTTTAAGCGCCGTGGTTACAGGGGATACTCTATGAACCGTCCGGATAGGCTTTGGAATAAGCTATCGGTAACGGAAAAAGAAATAGGTGGTGTACCTAACTCGAGTGAAGACATGAAACAAGCACACGCTGCGGCTATAGAAATGTACGTAGATAAGTACGTAGGTTTAATGGAAGATGGGCAGTATGGAAGCATGTACTTTAACGAAACACTTAATGACTGGTCTAAGTTTGATATAAATAAACGTACTAAGTACGATGCTGCGATAAGCTCTGGCTTAGCGATTATGGCATGTAATAAAGAATTGTATAGACCAGTGGGCAAATTAGAAAAAACAAAGTTAAATCTAAAGATTTCAAAATTCCGTCAAGACGGATTTACTTCTGAAATAATAAAATAATTTATGGCTAAGTCGGTTTCAAATAGCGCTTTCCCAAGTCAGATAGCCAGTGATGGTGAAAAAATGTCAGATGACTATGGATTGCAAGTAGCTAGAGCTATTCAAAACGAATGGTTCTCTAGCAATTCGGGTACTACGCGCTTCAGAAGCAACCAAAATACGTTTCATAACCTGAGATTGTATGCACGTGGCGAACAGAGTGTTCAGAAATATAAAGATGAATTATCTGTAAATGGTGACTTGTCGTACTTAAACCTTGATTGGAAGCCAGTACCTATATTATCTAAGTTTGTAGATATCGTAGTTAACGGTATTGCAGATCGTTCATTTGATTTAAAAGCATATTCACAAGATCCATATGGTGTAAGCAAGCGCACAAAGTATATGGAATCTATTATACGTGATTTGCAGACAAAAGAGTTAAATGAGTTTGCGCAAGAGCAATTCGGAATGAATTTGTTTGAAAATAACCCAGAGCAGTTGCCTGATTCAAAAGAAGAGTTGGAGTTGCACATGCAGCTAAGCTACAAGCAAGGTGTTGAGATTGCCGAAGAAATAGCTATTAATACTCTTCTTGACGGTAATTATTACGATTTAACTAAGAAAAGACTTTATTACGATCTTACAACGTTAGGCATTGCCGCTGTTAAAAATACATTTAACCAATCGGAAGGTGTAACAGTAGAGTATGTAGACCCTGCATATTTGGTGCATTCTTACAGCGAATCCCCATACTTTGAAGACATTTATTATGTTGGTGAAGTAAAGTTTGTGCCTATTAATGAGCTTAAGAAGCAATTCCCTAATCTTGATGAAGCACAATTAGAAAAAATACAGAAGCAAGGATCACATAACCATAGCGCTGGGTATGACCAGTCTTTAGTAAACCATGATGTTCGTGACAATAATGTAGTGCAAGTCTTGTACTTTAATTATAAGACGTACATGAATGAAGTATACAAGGTTAAGGAAACCGCAACTGGCGCTTCTAAAATTATAGTAAGAGATGACCAATTTGATCCTCCTGTAGAATTACTTGAGGCTGAGTTTGGCAAAATGTCTCGTTCACTTGAAGTATTATATGAAGGTGTACTTATATTAGGTACGGACATTCTGCTTAAGTGGGAGATGGCTAAAAATATGATGCGCCCTAAAAGTGATTATGCTAAAGTTAAGATGAACTACAGCATTGTTGCGCCGCGCATGTATAAAGGTAAGATTGAATCTATTGTAAGCCGCTGTACTGGTTTTGCAGATATGATTCAAATTACTCATCTTAAGATGCAGCAAGTACTAAGCAAAATGATGCCTGATGGGGTATACATGGATGCCGACGGTCTTGCTGAAATTGATTTAGGTAACGGTACCAACTATAACCCGCAGGAGGCACTTAACATGTACTTCCAAACAGGTTCTGTTATTGGTCGTTCATTTACGAGCGAGGGTGATATGAATCCAGGCAAAGTGCCAA